AATTCAGAAGCAATTACAACATTGGCAGTTGAAGCTAATCTTGCAACAGCTCTTGTTCTAAGTCCAGCAACTAAATTATCAACATAGTTTTTAGTAGCAGCTTCAGAAGAAGTTGCAGGATCACCTAGTCCTGTAATTGAACCACCAGTTAAAGCTACGTTGTTTGCATTTTGTGTTGCAATAGTTCCAAGACCTAAAGTAGTTCTTTGTGCTGACGCATCTGCATCATCTAGTAATGCTTTACCAGCAGTTGTTAAATCATAAGTTCCTGCTGTGCCTGAACCTGTAAACTGAATACCTTTATCAGCTGCAGAAGTTAATCCTGCAATAGCTGCAAGTTCAGCATCATATCCTTGAACATCTGTTCCTATTGCTACACCTAAATTTGTTCTAGCAGTAGAAGTATTAGTTAAGTCAGATAAGTTATTTGCTTTAACTAGTTTAGCATCTAATTGAGTTTGGATAGCAGAAGTAACACCATCTAAATATTTAAACTCTGTATTTGTAACTGTACCGTCATGAATTTTTGTTGCATCAATTGCAGCAGAAGAATTTATATCTGCATTAACAATTGTGTCATCTGCAATCTTTGCAGAAGTAACTTGTGAATCGCCTATCTTAGCAGTAGTAATTTGAGAGTCTGCAATATGTTGCGTATCAATAGAACCATCTACATAATGTTCTGAATCTATACTATCATCAGCAATCTTAGTTCCATCTACAGCATCTGCTGCTAACTTAGCAGTAGTAACTGATCCGTTTGCTAATGTTGCAGTACCAACTACTCCTTCTGGAATAGAATTATTTGTTGCAGATAAAGCTGCTACATAAATTTCTAGTGATTCGTTTTGAATAGCTCCTGAGTCTAATGTTACATTGACTGTAGTATCTGATGAAAAAGATGATGAACTAATAGTTCCATAAATAGTTCCGGTAGATGAACCTACAATTTTAACTCTACGACCAGCATGATAAAATGCTGTTACATCTGCACCAGCAATACTAAATGAAGTTGCTGATATATAAGCGGATGTATAAGCCGCACTTCCATCTCCATAAATAACCCATTGTGAATCGTTATACCAATCTCTAGTATTTTTCATCAATGCTCTAATTGCATTGTTTAGATTAGACGGTAACATTCCCTCTGCGGTACTAATTCCGTTTAATGATGTATTATTTGCCTGAGTTGTTGAATAATCTTTTATTCCTGCCATGTATTCTCCTTAACTTATAAACCAACTAAATACTTTGTCGGTTTCTACATTGTTTTTGTTAATCAAAGTATTAACTGATTCTTCCAGTTGTCTTTGAAAAAATTCTTGTGCCTCAAATGAGTATCTAACATTATCTATATCTTTTTCAATAACTTCGTTTGCCATTATCGTAAACTTCCTTGACTAGCAACAAAATCAACACCTTGTGCATGATCCCATATAGTATCTGCTGCTATCTTAACATTAGCTCTAATATATCTACCAGAAGCTCTAACCGGATTTAATCCACTATTGTTCATAGAACTATAAGATGTCTGGGTAGGGGTATCTGTTAAACGATCTCTTACTTTTAAAGAAACAGTAGCTTGTGCATCTACTAATGGTCTAACTGCTTGAATGTTAGTTCTAAAACCAGTAGCCAATTCTACTTCTGTTGTTTCTAATTCAGCTTCTAATGGATAACCAGAAAAGATAGCTGCTTTATTATCTCCGTCAATTGCACCTAAATATAACTGACCACCATTCCAAAAATCTGTATCTAATGAAATATTAATGTCTTCTAAATTTTGTGAAATCAAATCCATTAATTCAACTGTGTATGCTCCCACAAATTGTGTAAAAATACTAGAAGCATTTGCATTACCTAATGACCATTTTTCGGTAACATAATTATAGATTAATAATTTATCACAAATTCCTGTAGTGTTTTCTGCATTTTGTTTAGATGGAAATAACCAAATAGCTAACTGATTAAATGGATCAATAGCTGCTGTAATTCTATCTGTGTATGCTTTGTTTAAATTATTTTCAAAAAAACGATTTACTTTTTCTGCACCAATTGGTTTAATAGCATCTCCATTAATTTCAAAGAAACCGTCATCTGCATAAAAGAATACTCTCCTATCATCTTGACAAACGGTTCTACCATAAACTGCTCCTCTATTAGGAGATATAACTGAAAATCTAAATACAGTTGCACCACCAACATAATCCATACGGATGATTTGGTTTTGTCTAAATATATATCCAACTTCACCAGAAGATATGTTTGTAATTTGTCCGCCTGAACCTGGTAAGTCTTGAAAGTCTGCAGATTTAGCTCCAGGATTCCAAGTACCAATATCATTAATGCCTGACCATTGAACTCTATTTGTATTTGTTGGTTGTGAACCTGTAACTAAAAAATCTCTTATAACTCCACTAACTCTAAATATAGGTGGTGTACCATCAGTTGCAATTGTAGATAAAGCTGCAAAGTTAGTAGAAGTACCCATTAAATAATATTGAGGTGCATCTACACCATTACTTGCAATAATATAATTTCCAAATTGAGTGAATGTAAAATAATCTGTTGCTCCACCAGTTAAAGAACCTTTTCTTGAAGTAAACACTCCACCATCTAATTGAAATATATCTGTGGCAGTTGCAGCAAAATTATAAACATCATTAGATCCATCTCTGAATGAACCAGCTCCTAAGCTGTTTGCACCCATATCATTAGATGAATAAGAAACTAAACTTCGTACAGGTTTATAACTATCTCTAGCAAAATAAACATTGGTTGCAACATTCGCACCTGGATTTAGATGCGGTGGTTGATCCGGTAGCCACTCTCCAAACTTAACTTGCATAAATTACCTATTGCTAAAGTTAGAGGCAATTGTGTCTTCAGAACGAATTTGTAATGGTGAACCTGAAAACTGATCTTCTCTATCGTTTAATTCAATTCTTTGTAATGCAGTACCATACATTTCTTGCCAAGTTTGAACTTGTCTTGCATCTATACCACCTAAAAAATTAGCGGCATGAAATAAAGAACCATATAAATATACTGCTGGGTGGTTTTGTAAAATATAATTAGTAGTATTAGAATTTGATAAAGGATCAAAACTTTTATAGTAATTCATATATCCTGTGTACTCAGCATCTGGTTTAGGAGAGAAACGTAAAGTATCTCCTAGAATAGTATAAGATCTTGGAATACCAGTAGTAGAAGTTCCTCTAATAGAATCCATTTGAGAAGGTGTCATATAAGTTAAAGGATATTTAGTAGAACCTGATAAAATATAAAAATCTCTTACTTGTAAAAATCCTGTAGGTAAATTTTCTGTTTCAGCATTAATCGTAATTGTTGCTTGATTAATCATTTTGCCAATACGAAGTTTCGCATTAATATCTGCTTCTGTTAATACGATAAAATCATCTGCTATCTCTGTAGATAAATCAGATCGGTTTAACCAATTAGCAATAGATGTTTTTAATGTTGTGTACGTTGTAAGTGCCATTATAATCTTCCCTCTGCGGTTCTAAAATATCTAAACTCACTTGAGTTTAATTTCTTCTTTAGAATTTTTGTTTGTACGTCTTTAGGTAAAGCAAACCAATTTCCATTTCCATTGTATTCTTTACTCCATAACTCTAATACTAAAGTTGGAATAGAAGCTACTCTCTTTAAATCTCTTGACTTAGAGTAACCATCATTTTTATTATACAATTGTTTATTGTGTTCTATGATAGGTTTATAATCAATATTTCTTTCAATGATAACTTGTTTATTAGAATCATCTTTATGATATTTTGTAGTTACTAAACCTTCATGTTCCACTAACTTAGTCATGGTCTGCCTTGTCCTCTATATGTATTTTTATCCTTCTTACTGTGTCTGCCTTTACGCTTTTTCTTTTTTCTTACGTTGTAAGAATTAACTCCAAAGCCTTTGGCTTTTTTTGCCATTACTTAGATACTTGAGAAATAGACGCTGAGCCATTGGTTGAAACTTGGAGAAAAGAAATCTTTTGTCCAGGATTTACAATAATGTATTCTACTTCATCAGCAGGTAAATAAGTATCGGAAGAAGTTGCTGTTGGGTTAGCACCTATTTTATAATAAGAAGCTGTACTTGAGCATATTCTAATTGCATGTATTCCACTTGCAAAAGCAGCAGATTGTCCTGCAGTTCCTGTATAAGCTACGTTTTCATTAGAAACGATTGCATATGTTCCGTTTGTTTTCATAATTTTATCTCCTAATAGATTTGTTCTATAATATATTTTAGGGGGTGTTTCCACCCCCATTTTTAAATTATCTTCTTATGATAACTGTAAATTCAGCAGGAACAGTGTTAGTTGAAGCACCATCTGTGATGATTTCAATAACATCGCCTTCTTGAACAGAATTTGCAGCAGTAGGTTCAGCAGAATCTACATCACCAGCCGCAGAACTTGCAGTAGCAATTGTGATAGCTCCGCCAGTTACAGCAACTCCGTTAATTTCAGTTGTAATTGCAGCATCAGCAGTAGCAATAGCTCCACCTAATACTGAATATATTTTAATAATCTTACCATTATCTGGTGCAACTACATAAGCAGAACCTGCTGTAGATACATCGGATAGTTTAACTGATAAGAAATAGTCGTTTAATGTTCTCATTTTATTTTCCTTTATTTGCTTCGTTCCGTCTTTAAGACTTCAAAGACCAAACAAATTGTTAGTATTAAAAGCAAGAAGGGGGATTACTCCCCCCTCTTAAGTAATCAAAGATTACGAAGTAGTTAGATCGGCAATAATACCAGATCCAGCTTCATTTCTTGACTCTAGTGTGTATTCACAAACTAAGAATTGCTTCATAGCATCACCAGTTTTTGCAAGGTCTTCAAGCATAAAATCTCTTAAAAACGCAACAGCGAATAAGTCTGGAGTGATTACAAACGCATCTCTTGCTCTTGAGAATCTATTTGGTGTTACTTGCATAGCACCGAAATCAGATTCATACACATCAACTGCAGCAACTAATCTTTTGTTTTCAGCTGGGTCAAATCTAGTAGATCCGCCTGTGAAACCAGATAGTTTCTGTTTGTTGAAAGAACCAAGCATAATCATTGAAGGGTCGCCACCATTGTCCCATACGGACTTGATAACGTTTTTCAATTGATCTTCAGTGAAAGCTCTTTGAGTTCCATCAGTTCTAGCATCAACGCCAGAAGTAGTTGGAGCTCCACCATCACCTGCTGCATCTTGGTTAGTTTTTAACCATGAACCTAAACCTGCTAATTCTCTAGCAGTTGTATCGTTTCCAGATACAGGTGCATTGTTAGCAGTTAAAGATGCTTCCATATCTCTCTTAAGTTCTTTTGATCTTTTAGAGATTTGGTAAGCAAGTTCGGAATTTCTTCCTGCTTTATTAACTGCATCTAGTGTTCCAGAAACTAATACAGATTTAGTAGCAATCTGTGTTTGGTTTCCTTTTCTAGTTGTAGATGCTGGTGCAGAGAAAGCAACTTCATCGCCTTCAATCGCAGCATTAGTCGCACTAGCCGCTGCTAGTGTGTCTAGTTGCCATTCATGGTTTACAGCAGTTGCTTTAGCTTTAGCAATAGCTGACATGAATGGAGTATCAGTTGGAGAGATATTATATATCACATCTGATAGATCTTCTCTTTCTCCAATTGCATCGTATGTACTATATGTTCCACTTATTTGTGTCATATTAGTGTTCTCCTATTTTTGGGTTTTATTGTTTAATATGTCTAAAAAAACATTGGTAGCGTCTTTAAGGTTACCTGATTTTTTTAAACGATTTAACTTTTCCTTACGTTGTCCAAACGCAACATCGCTTTTGTCTTTTTTCATACCACTGGTTAAAACTTTACCTGGTTTTGCAATTTTACTTGCTAGGTTTGGTTTTAACTTTTGCATATTTCTATACTTCATGGCATCATTCACCAACATCACAATACGATGATCGTATATTTGAGAAATCTCTTGGTCTTGAAAACCATAAGAATTCAAATAACCTCTCATCTGTGATTTCAATTGCTTAGATTTTTCAGCGTCAGAAAATTCAGGTAATTTTTTTACCAATTCGTTTTCTTGCAACTTAATAATCTCTTGCAAATGCTTTTGCTGTTCAAATCTAGTTTTGTTCACAGCTTCCGCAAATTTTTCTTGTTTGCGTTTTAGCTTATGTTCAATTCTAGCAGCTTCCGTTGGATCTTCCTCATATAACCTTTCTAAATCTACAGAATTAAATTCTGCGTTTATTTGGTTTTGAGCTAAAGACATAAGCTGATTGAGTTCATTCAACTTATTGGAATAGTCTTGCCTTTGTTTTTCCGCTTCAGATTGAAATTGTTGTCTTTGAATAGACAAATCCTCAGTCTTTCTACGGTAGTCGGCATCCCTTGAGTAACCACTCTTTAATTCGTCTAGGGTAACGTCTAATTCTTGACCTGCAACTTTTATCTTGTAGGTGGAATTGCGTTCCTTTTGAATCTCAGTTTGTTCTTCTTGAGATACTTCGTTTTCAGAAACTTCATCTTCCGATTCCATTTCTGTATTTTCTTGAACCGGAGGTTGATCGTCTTGCGACAATTCCTCTTGAGTTGGTTCTTCAGAAACTTTTAATTCTGGTTCTTGTGATTGTTGTTGCTGTTCTTTTTTGGGTTCATTAGATAAATTTAATAAACCTGAAATTGATTTTGCAGCTGTTTGCAAATCAGTTTCTGCTCCCTTGATAGGGTTGGCTAGATTGTCTGACATTGTTTGTCCTTTTGTTATGATTGAAGCTCCCTAATGGGTTGGCTTATCCTAACGGTTTGTTAGAATTTCTGTTTTTGGATTGATTGGCGATAATCTTCTAATTGTTTTTTTGCCAATTTCCCAGTATCTAAAACTTCTTGTATATTTTGCTCTACCTTATGTACGATATGGTAAGCTAACCACAATTTTTCTCTGGTTTCATGTTCATTAACACCAGTATTGAATAAACTGTTTGTATATAATTCTTTTAATTTATTAATAGAATCTTTATATATCTGATTCTCTAATACTTGTTTCGCTTTCTCCGACCTGCTCAGTTCCTGTTGGAGTTTGCTCTGTTCGTCTTGGTTCATTTATGCTTTCTATCTGTTTTCCTAATTGCATAGACGATTGTTGTGCTTGTGTAAATGCTTTATTTTGATTAGATAAAATAACCTTATTTAATTCTGCATCTGCTCTTAATTGTGCAGTATCAATTTGTGCGTTATATTTTAATTCTAATTCTTTTATCTTGCTTTCAAAATCAAGTAAATTTTTAGCATTTTGTGATTGCAATTCTTTTAGTTTCAATTCTAATTCAGCTTGTTTTCTCTTGTTCTCTGCATCAATTCTAGTGAACTCTATTTTCTCAATAGGAGAAGGAGCTGGTGGAGGAGTAGGTTGAACTAATCTTGCACCAATATCAGGATTTACAAAATAGTTTTCTACATTTTTCAATCCTGCGTTCTCAATCATTTTAGCTAAAGTGTTATAAATATTTTTCAATGATACCATTGGATATTCTTTTCCACCTTGCAATTGGAAAGCCTGTAATTGTTTTTCCAAAATAGAATTAAGAATAACTAATTGTTGTTCTTTAGAACCAGAGCCTAAGCCAACGGTAATAGAAATGTTATATCTGTTTTTCCATTCTGTAGGTCGTACAGGAACAAACTGATTATTAAGTTGTATAATTCGTTCTTTGTCTTGGTACTTAACTGTTAATTCAAAAATTCTTTTAAATAAATCTTTTACACCTGTTTCTGCAAAAATTCTGGCAATTAATTCCATACGCATTTGCGTTTGGGTCATTAACGTATTAATTCCAGTTGCAGTTTTATTTAAACTATCTGCATCTAATCCTTGAGAATATCTTGTAACACCAGTTCTAGTTTCTCTAACTGTATCTAAGTATTCTAATAATGGAAATGCTTGTTGCGAAATCGTTTGACTTTGCATTGGCATCATTACTTGTGATGGTGGTTGTTTAGTTCTGACTACACCACCTGGTCTTGAAGTAAGTAAGTCATCCAAATTAACCATGCCATCCATGATAGCAACTCTGTTATTGTTTGTTAGATACATGTTGTCTAACAACTGACGCATTACTGTAGATTTAACTAATTGAACATCTTCTACTAATTCTGCAAC